CAGCAACATAGACAATTCAACTTATGTGCCTACCAAGATCACAGTTCAAATCAATTTGCTACCCATACAAACACGAGACCAAGTCAGTCAACAGTTCAGTGTCAAAGAGTTTGCCAATGGTAATTTGCTCAAAGGAGGGTTCTGGTAATGGCCAATTATGATGCAACCAGTCCTTATTTTGCCACAGGGTACAATCAATTTTATCTTGACGTCATGGTGGACAGACCCTTGCCCAAGGAAAGTGACGATTTGAGTTTTACTATCAACCTCACTTATCAGTATAGACCTGATTTGTTGGCGCATGACTTGTACGGCGATGCTCGACTGTGGTGGGTGTTTTATCAACGCAACCCCAACACACTTACCAAACCGCCCTTGGATTTTACAGTGGGTACCACGATCTATCTGCCCAAGATCACCACACTTAAATCTGTGTTGGGATTCTAACATATGGCCTACGGTACCCCACCACCCAAACTGCCCAACCCCGAAGACCAGTCACCATCATGGAAAGTAGAGATTGATGGTATAGGCAATCTCACCCAGGATGATGACAACACATTATCTGAGAACATAGTTACAGCCACTCAGACTCAAGCCAATGTAGCCGGCAATCTCACAGCCTCAGACGACATTACTCCGCAACCCAATGTTTTAGATAGATTTGCCAGTTACACCTACAGTGCCAGTGTATATTTGATGAGCAATGTGCAATATCAGGCATTTTTACGAGGATCAAAAAAGAATCTCAACGGATATTTTTTGTTGTTTCAAAGCGGCGGCGCACCTACCAACACGTCAGGCGGATTCTTAGGCAAACTTGCAGGCATGAAAATTGATGGTGACACTGGTGGTGGACCTGCCCTTGACGAAACAGATCCTGACTTTGGACGCAACCCTGCGTTCCCTCAAGATTTTTACATTGATTCTATTACCATAGAAAATGCATTGCCTGGCAAACTAACACAAAGTCCGCATTTTGTTACTGATTTAAAATTCACAGTAGTAGAACCGGGCAACATCACACTGTTGGATAGATTGTATCGAGCAGTTCAAGATGTGGCTCAGGTTGACAACAACAATGAGCCCATTAACTACACTGCCGCAGCATATCTCATGGTCATACGGTGGTATGGTTATGATATCAACGGTAATCAAATAGCAGTTGGTGCTGCTGACCCCAACACAGGATTAACTGATCCCAACGCTGTGGTAGAAAAATTCATACCATTTATTATTACAAACATTAATTGGCAAGTAAGTTCAAGGCTGGTCACATATGACTTTGAATGCGCACCCATAGGTCAATGGGTTGCTGGCAGCACACGTCGTGGTACGATACCTTTTGATGCAGAATTTTCTGCAAGAACTGTTAGTGAATTACTAGGTGACAATTTAAAATATGTGTCATCAACTGCACCTGCTGATAATCCAGGAGCAACCACAACCACTGGCGGCAATTCTTCAGGTGGGGTATTTGGCAATCCAAACTACTCGCCATCAGCAATCGCTGGGTCAACAACACCGGCGCCGCCCAAGGCATCAACTGCACCTACTTCGTCATTGACCATTAAACAAGGTCTTATGGGAGCCATGAACGCATATCAACAGCAACTGGTCAAAGACGGCATCTATACTGTAGCCGACACTTACGCCATTGAATTTGGAAAACATCCAGATTTTCCAGAGTATGACATCGGCGAGTCGTTATTGAAACTAACAGGCAATGTAGTAACACAAAGCAACACTCCCATGGGGGTCGCACCCAGTCAAAATGCCAATCAAGCCTTGTCTCCAGCAACCAACCCCATGAACAGTGTTGCACGTAAATGGTCAATTACTTCTGGTATGCAATTGGTTCAAGTGATTGACCAGGCTGTTAGAAAAAGCAGTTACATTTACAATCAACAGTTGACGGTGATAGATGCCAAAACAAATAAAGAAACCGTCAACCCAAACGCAACAAAAAAACCCATGATGTGGTTTGAAATTTCCATGGAAGCGTATCAAGGCAAGTATGATCGAAAACGCAATGACTTTGCCTATGATGTTATATTTTTTGTAACACCGTATCCTTTACAAAATTTTGATTCAAAATATTTTCCATTAACCGAGTTCCGCGGAATACACAAAGCATATCCTTACTGGTTCACTGGACAAAATACTGCGGTAATAGATTTTACTGCCAGCTTCAACAGTCTGTACAATGTAACAGTAACTGGTACTAAAAAAAGCGAAAGTGGAGCAGAAATTATACGAGAGTCAACAACTGCTAGTATGCGAGAAATTCCGTTTTACACTCATGCCCCCAGTAGTACAGAAGATAGGCAAGGCGAAGAAGGCCGCGCACTTGAAGCACAAGCCAATGCTGCTGAATATCTTTACAGTCCTGGTGATATGGGCACATGTAATTTACGAATCATTGGTGATCCTGCTTGGATTCAACAAGGCAGTATATCTGGTGGGGTTAGTCTTAAAGAATTCAGTTACTCGGCATTTTTACCTGACGGTAGCATAAACTTTGACGCACAGCAGGTGATGTTTGAAATATCATGGCAACGTCCAAACGATTATAATTTAAACACTGGACTAGCAGATCCTTATGCTGGTGGGAACACAAAAGATCGACTGCCAATACAAAGCACAGTGTATTCTGCACAGAAAGTTGTGAGTGAATTTAGACAAGGAAAATTTGAACAAACCATTGAAGGCGCATTGTACATGTTTCCCAAACCTGATGGCACAAATACTGTAGGAAAATCAGTAGCGACCAATAATGGAAACAACGAAGGTACAACAGAAACTGCTCAACTGACCAGACAAAATGCACAATCACCATCCGCGGAACTTGCCACGGCAGAAACAACAGCGGCAACAAATTTTAATAACACTTTATACAACAACATAAGAACTTCGGCAGCATTCACAAACACTGGCACAATACCAGTAGCATCAGCACCTTTAAACAGTGTTGGGGTGTCAGCCTCACTATCGTCGTTGCAGAACAACAACTTTAATATAGGCCCATCAGCGTACCCACAAGCACCCACAGGGTCGGGAGTCAACCCTATTGTATTCAGTGACAATTCTCCAGAACCGTTGAATACCAACCCGTTTGCCAACGCTGGGCGCACACAGACCATAGTTAGAGAAGCATAAGGAGACATTTTGTCAGAAGATATACAACGCAGCAAAGGTAGACCAACCAATTACAAATTAGATCGTGGCGGCGTACCTACGGAATTTGGACCTTTTGTGGGGATAGTCAAAAACAATGTAGACCCAACTCGTAGTGGAAGGTTACAAGTTTATATTGAAACATTTACCAGTGGCGATCCTGAGGATTCAACCAAGTGGACCACTGTGAGATATCTGCCAGGATTTTTTGGCTACACTCCTGCAGGCAACACAGCCAACACAGGGGTAGGTGATTATACACAAAATCAAAATGCATACGGCATGTGGTTTACACCACCAGACATTGGCATTAAAATTTTGTGTGTTTTTGCCAATGGTGATCGGCAGTTGGGATATTACATTGGTGTGGTTCCTGATGACGGCCTAGGACACATGGTTCCTGCTATTGGCAGCACCACTCAGTATGTGGTAGGCAATAAAAATCAAGAAACATATTTTGCCAATGACAAACTGCTGCCAGTAACAGAAATCAACACTAATAATATTGCTATTGTTAATTCTGGAAGATTTTTTGATCAAGAAAAACCAGTGCATGCTGTGGCTGCTGGCGTGTTATTCCGACAAGGGCTCAACCAGGACATAGAACGCGGTCCAATACGGTCAAGTAGCCAGCGAGAAACACCCAGTGCTGTGTTCGGTATCAGCACACCTGGAATACCTGTTTATCAAGGAGGCATGAGTCCCAATGATATTCGTAAAAAGATTCAAAACAGAGAATTAAACCCACAAGACGCACAAGTGATTGGTCGCATGGGTGGCCACACCCTTGTGATGGACGATGGTGACCTTGACGGTAACAATGCCTTGTTTAGATTGCGAACTCCCAAGGGTCATCAGATCACAATGAACGACTCAGGCGATTTCTTTTACATAACACATGCCAATGGGCAAACATGGTTGGAATTTGGTCGAGAAGGCACAGTGGATGTGTTCTCGACCAACTCAGTGAATATACGTACCAACGGTGACATCAACATGCATGCTGATCGTGACATCAACATGTTTGCTGGCGGCAACATACAGGTCAAAAGCACCAAAAGCACCACAATAGAAGCAGTGACAGATTTGAATATTTCTGCACAAAACGACTTTAAAATCTACAGCAAAGCCACACTGGGGGTCAAAGCAGATGGCACTATGGCTGTACAAAGTGCTGACGGATCATGGAACGGCGGCGAATCATTATTGTTCACTGCAGGTGGCATAGACTTGAATGGACCCGCGGCTCCTGTGGTCACTGCTCCCAAACCCATTGCTACAATTGAATTGGACGACACAACATTTAACACCAGCAACGGTTGGGAAGTTGACGAAAAAGCATTAAAAACTATTGTGCCCCGAGCACCCACACATGAACCGTATCCGTATCACAACAAGGGCGTTGATGTAAAAATAAAATTAGAACCAGGACAACCTACACCACCACCGGGTGCTGTGCCTGTACCTGCTGGATGGAATTTTAAAGCAAAATGAGCACATTTACTTTTGATTTCAACGGACAAACATTTGAAGTTCAAGGACCGCCTGGTGCCACTGAGGCTCAAGCCCGAGCAGTGTTTGAACAACAATCTAAAACTGGTGCCTTGGTCGGGCTTGAGTCCGGTGATGTATTAAACGCAGCCAAGCAAGTTGAAGGTGGTCTTGCGGCTGCGGCAGGGCAAGTTTCACAAGCACTTAGTGGCGTTCCAGGACTGTCTTCGGGGGCATTGGGCACAGCATTTAGTTCAGCAGGCAAAGAATTTTCTTCAGTATTTGGGTCAGCAACCTCTGTGGCACAACAAACATTGTCAGGTATTACCAAAGTCATCAGTGGAACTCCAGTTACAAACGGCATTAACCTGGCTGATTTTTCCAAACAAGTACCATCGTTGACTTCTATAAGCGGACTCAGCGGTATAGATGTAAGGTCAGCCATGTCTCAAGCGTCAACCTTGGTAGGACAAGCCACATCACAATTCAGTGACGCCACAGGGGTAGGTAAATTTGGATTTGATGCGTCCCAGTTAGAAAACGCTGGATTGTTAAAAACTGGAACAGTGACATCGTTTCTCACTCAAGGTGCCAACTCATTGACCAGTGTGTTAAAAAGTCCTGCAGTGTGGACCGGCAAAGATGGTATTAACAATCTTGATAGTTTGTTAGGCAACCCAGCAATACAAAATTTAACACAACAAAGTCTAATGAGCTCAGGATTAAACATAGTCAAACAACTAGGAATTCCAGTTGACCAACTCAATCCCAAGGCATTAGCAGGAGTCGCATTGAATGCTGCCAAGAGTCCAACAGACACACTGGCCTGGGCCAAAGGTGAACTGCCTGCAAACTTAAAGTCCCAATTTGACACCTTGGCCAAAGACGCATCATTTGCTGTGGATTTTGCTGACAAAAAACTCAATGATGCTGTGGCACAATTGGCGCCACCAGGGGAGGCTGAAGACACAGTGGATCGTGCCACTTTGGATGCTGCTGTGACACGAGTGTTTGGTAATGACAAAATACCTAATTTAGACTATGGCGGACCTGTTCCGCCACCACCACCATTATTTGCTGAAAATAAAAGATTAAAAGCATTGACTGCAGATCAACAAAATAAATTGTCTGAATTAGCAACACAAGAAGTCACGGCCAAAACAGCCAACATATTGATTGCACAATATGACGCTATCATGAAATATCTGAATGGTATTGCCAAGGATTATGCATCGTTACAAAGAGATGTAGCAGGCAAACCGTACACTGAATTTATTGCTGAAGTAGATAATAGGTTGGCACTGGTATTGGCCTTGATTGATGATATAAGAAAATTGTACTTGCCAAACCTGCGTAGAGTCAGAGGCGGGTAATCCATAAATATTGACATGACCACATTTATTGGCTTTAACACTATTGATCAATACAAAAAGTTCACGCTAACCGACTTTGATCTAATTCAACGAGACTTGCTAAATGCTTTTAGTATTCGTCAAGGTGAACTGCCTGGACGCCCAGGTTATGGCACTACTTTGTATGATTTTTTGTTTGAAAATCAAGTTGAACAAATTTCACAACAGATACGTGCCGAAGTGCAGCGGGTAGCAGGTGGGGATCCCAGACTCACTATCAATGACATACAAGTGTTTCCTCAAGAAAACGGAATATTGATACAACTTCAAATCACTGTTATCAATACCACTAATGCTGAAATTCTCAGTATATTCTTTGACGAGCAAACACGCAATGCCAGTTACGTATAACTGCGCCGTTTTTATTATTAATAAATAAAACACGGACGATACAAAAATGGCAACAACCACACGACAAACAGCAGTATTTGGTGTAGAAGATTGGAAACAAATCTACCAAACTTACCGCGAAGCCGACTTTCAAAGTTATGACTTTGAAACTCTTCGCAAAAGTTTCATTGACTATCTGCGTTTGTATTACCCAGAAACTTTCAATGACTACATTGAAAGTTCAGAATTTATTGCCTTGCTGGACGTCATGGCGTTCATGGGACAAGCACTGGCATTTCGTACCGACTTAAACACACGCGAAAACTACATTGACACTGCTGAACGCAGAGATTCAGTTGTGCGATTAGCAAATTTAATAAGTTATACTGCCAAGCGCAATACAGCGGCTGAAGGTTTTCTCAAAGTATTCAATGTTACCACAACTGAAAATGTTGTGGATTACAACGGTGTAAACTTGAGCAATGTCACAGTAAACTGGGCTGATCCCACCAACAACGACTGGCAAGAACAGTTTACTGCCATTATCAATGCCGCATTGGTAGACAGTCAAAAAGTAGGCCGCCCGGGTAATCGACAAACTATATTAGGAGTGGACACTGCTGAATATGGTATCAATTTGGTGTCAGGATTTTTGCCTGTGATTCCTTACACTGCCACAGTGGACGGCATCAGCATGCCGTTCGAAGCTACAACTTCTACTTCAGTTGGAAGAGATTATGTATACGAACCAGCCCCTACTCCCAATACAGTTTTTAACGTATTGTTTAGAAACGACCAGTTGGGATTTCAGTCAGCTAACACTGGGTATTTCTTTTTCTTCAAACAAGGTATCTTGCAAAATCAAGATTTTAACTTGACTGAACGAATTTCTAACCGCACAGTAGACATCAACGTCGAAGGCGTAAACAATGACGACCGCTGGTTGTTTCAGTTGGACAACATTGGTAATATCAGCCGTGAGTGGAAATACGTAGAAAACGTTTACACAGCAGCCGAACAACGCAACAATGTACTGCAACCCATTTACTCGGTAACATCAAGAGCCAATGACCAAATCACCATGATCTTTGGAGATGGTGTGTTTAGTGAGATTCCTGTGGGTATATTCCGTGCTTATGTTCGTGCATCAAATGGATTACAATACATTATCAATCCTGAAGAAATGCAAAACGTTGTGCTGCCCATCAGTTACACTGACCGCAACGGCAACTTGCAGACTATCACATTCACTTGCGGCATTACTCGTCCTGTAAGCAACAGCCAAGCACGTGAACCCATTGGTGAAATCAAACAACGTGCTCCTGCACGTTACTACACACAAAATCGCATGGTCAACGGGGAAGACTACAATCTCTTCCCTTACACACAATACAACAGTATCATCAAGAGCAAAGCATTGAATCGTGCATCAATTGGTACCAGTCGTTATCTTGACCTTGTGGACAACACTGGCAAGTACAGCTCAACTAACACATTCTCAAGTGACGGTGCAATTTGGCGTCAAAACATTTTGCCTACTATATTGTTTTCCTATATCAATCGTAACGATATTGCAGATATTATCACCAACCAGGTGCAACCAAGTATTGGTGGTCCTACTGTAAGACAGTTTTATTATGCCAACTTTCCACGTATTACATCAGCCACAACGCCTGATGGTATAACATGGTTGCCCGGCTATCAATGGCAACAAAGTACCACAATGGCCAATGAGACCACTGGATATTTTACCAATGCCACAGGAACACCAATTCCCATTGGCGATACCACCACCACAATGTTTCAGTATGCTATTGTAGGCAGCTTGATCAAATTTGTACCGCCCACAGGCTATTATTTTGATCGCAACAACCGACTGGTTCAAGGCACACCTATGCGAGCAGACGAACGCATGGAAATCTGGGCCAGTCCCCAGGCCATTGTGGGGGATGGGTACAACAACGGTGTTGGGAATCTTTCCAGCGGTTCGGGTCCTGTGACTATCAACAACTTTGTGCCCACTGGTGCCTTGGTAGATACTATTATTCCATTGTTTGTTACTGATCTCCCCAATACCATTGAACAGCAAATGACTGAGCAAATTCTGTTGTATCGCAATTTTGGATTGGGATATGATAGCAACGGTGATATAACTGGCACACCTTATACTTGGTATCTCATAACCAGTACCAATCTTGATGCGTATTCACAAAGTAATCCTGCTGCGTGGAGTCAACAATATGCTGGTAACACATCAGGCACTAATCTTGATTCTAGTTGGCTAATACAGTTTGTTGTACAAAATCAAAACTACACCATTACATTTCGTGGCCTGGCCTACAACTTTGGATCAGTGTTGCAAACACGTTTCTTCTTCTATGATGATCAACTGGTGTATGACAGCCGTACAGGTACAATCATCAAAGACTTTGTCAATGTGTTGGCAGTGAACACACAGCCCAACTCAACAGAACCCCTGCCTGGTGATATCTATACCACCATAATTGGACAACCTGTGGAAAGCGACGGCTATGTAGACGACTTCCAAGTCCTGGTAAGTTATAGAGATAGTGACAATGACGGGGTGCCAGACAATCCAGACTTCTTTGACGAAATCGTAGGACCTGCTACCACTGCTGGACCTTATGTGTTCTTACAACAAACAGTGGACTTTGACAACTTGCAACGTTACTTGCTGGTGGAACAAGGTAGAGTCATTTATGATTATGGCACACTGGATGAAATTGAACTGGCCAAAACTGAATGGACTCCGGGGCAGGTGTTTTATGCTTATGACGAGAATGCATTCTATCAGCTCAGCATTTCAGTCACAGGAGTACGCACGGTTGTCAGTGTCAGCGGCTGGATTGCTCGAACTGGCAGACAAAGTTTGTACTTCCAGTACCGCCACAATAGCCCACTCACAAACAGAATTGACCCAGGCACCACCAACATTATTGACCTGTATGTAGTGACACTGAGTTATTATACTGCTTATCAAAATTGGCTGCGCGACACCACAGGAACTGTAATTGAACCTTCCTTGCCCACAATTGATCAGCTAACAACTGAATATCAAGCATTGCAAGATTACAAAATGATCTCAGACAACATCGTGGTCAACTCTGTGATGTTCAAACCCTTGTTTGGTCCCAAGGCCGCAGCAGAGCTACGTGCCACAATCAAGGTGATTCGTGCGCAAAATTCTACAGCTAGTACCAGTGAAATTAAGAGTTCAGTGCTGGCAGAGATGAACAATTATTTTTCAATTGACAAATGGAATTTTGGTGATACATTTTACTTCTCAGAACTGGCAGCATATTTACACAGGCAGTTGGGTACAATTATTAGCTCGGTGGTGTTGGTGCCGTTAGACCAACAAAAGAGTTTTGGCGACTTGTACGAGATACGCAGTCAGCCCAATGAAATTTTTGCCAATGGTGCAATCATCGATAATATTGATGTGATTGAAGCATTGACCAGTACTAATTTGCGTACTGCCCCAGGTAGCGGAGTAATTTAATGGCACGAACTAGATCAGTTGATTTTCTCCCGCAGATATTTCAAACACCAGTAAACAAACAATTCTTGGCAGCCACTCTTGATCAAATGATTCAAGAGCCCAAGTTTAAAAAAACACAAGGTTTTATTGGACGCACAGTAGGACCTGGTGTCAACCCCAACGACAGTTATGTTGTAGAACCAAGCGTAACTAGACAAGATTATCAACTTGAGGCTGGAATTGTCAGCCTCAAGCCTGATACTCAAGATATTAAAAATGTTATAACTTATCCAGGCATGAATGATGCCATTGGTTTTCAGGGCGGTAATCAAAACAGACCAGATCAACTGTACAACAGTGAGTATTATACCTGGGATCCATTTGTTGATTATGATAGTTTTATTAACTTCAGCCAGTATTTTTGGTTGCCTAGTGGCCCAGAAACTGTGGATGTAGAATCTCTTGGTGTACCCACTGCTGATAACTTTGTAGTAACAAGAGAAAATGGTGTTTATACATTCTCGGGCCTCAACGGAAATAATCCCACAATTGATCTAGTGCGTGGGGGTAGTTACACATTTCAAGTAGCACAGAACGCCAAAGAAACGGTGAACTATCGGGTGACCAACAACGGAACCTCCTCGTACTTGATTGATTTTCAGGCCAATCCAACACTGACCTTGGCACGTGGCAATACCTATGTGTTTAATATCACACTCAATGGTGTTTATCCCTTCTGGATCAAAACTGCCTTGAGTCTTGGCACTGGCGATGCATACAATTCAGGCGTGTTGCGCAACGGTAGTAGTTTTGGTCTTGTAACGTTTACTGTGCCGCAAGACGCTCCTGACACCTTGTACTATGTTAGCGAAAATCAGACCAACCTGCGCGGAACTATCAACATTGTAGATGGCACACCCGGCACTGGACCAGGATTTTGGATTCAAACAGCCCCAGGCGTTGATGGAGTAATACCTACTACCCCCAACATTAGCAGCCGTGATGTATATGGTGTTACCAACAATGGCGAAGATCTTGGTGTTGTTTCTTTTAACGTACCACAAAAAACAGCACAACAATTCTATTATGATCTTCCTGATGTAGGCCCAATTGATCTGTTGACTGATTTACAATTTGATCAAATCAACAACCAACCATTAGAACAGTTTATTACCACCTATGGCGGCATCGACGGAACCACATATCTTGATGCTCGTACACTGGTGTTTACAAATCCCATCACAGATGCTGAAGATGGTGGTTGGATCGAAACTACATTATATGACCCGTTGTTTCAATTAGGATTTTTATCCCCCACAGGCAGTCGGCGAACACCAGTGGGAATTGTTGGAATCACAACAGATATAACAGGCGTTACTACTTTTAGTTTTGCGTCTGAATTATACCCACCGTTGGTTGGAGATCGAGTACGTATTGCTGGGGTAACGCCTAGCATATACAACGGTGACTTTATTGTTACAAATTCAACATCAACCTCAATAAGCGTTACCAACACTCCAGCAACAAATGAGTATTTAGATCAACTACCAGTTAACTGGGCCCTGCCAGGTGGAACTATAAGTGTATATGGGAACTACAATTCTGTTTCTGTAACGTCAGTGACAGGCACAGGCACAGGCGCTGTACTTAATGTAAATTTATTTCCAGGCAGCAACTCATATGATACCAAAACACAAATACAAGTGGTAACAAATGGGAATGGATATGCAGTTGGTAACATTTTAAAAATAACAGGAGATCAATTAGGCGGCGCAACTCCTGCCAATGATCTTACACTGGTTGTAGCAACGATCGGGCAAAATGGACAAGTTGGCAGTTATGATTCTATCAACTTTGATCAGTCTACCGAGGTGCCACTGACAGATCGATATCAAGTTTGGCAAATCAGCATAGTAGATCGCAATGGTGTGGAATATATTAGCCTGGCAAAAATTGCTGATGTTGGACTAAATCAAAAGTTTACCATCAGTTACGGCAATACATATAGCAGTACCAGTTGGTATAAAAACTCCACAGGATATTTCCAACGCATACCTTTGTTGACAGCGGTACTTAATGATTTGTATTATCAAGACGGTACAGACCCAGAAATTTTTGGTAAAATTCGTCTAATTGACCAGTCAGATGCTAATACAATTTTTGTTGATCAAATCATTGGACAAAAAAATTATGTCAGTCCCAATGGAGTAACATTTACCAACGGACTCAAAGTAAGATTCACTGGTGATGTGTTACCAGTTTCATATGGATCAGGCACAACTACATTTACTTGTACCGCTACAATTGCCGGTAGTAACTATATTACTTGCAGTTCTACTGCTGGATTGTATGAAGGCGAAGAAATTGTATTTTTAGGCACCACAGCTGGCGGCATTGTTGCTGGACAAACTTATTACATCAAAACTATTGCAGCCAATGGTATTCAATTTTCAATAGCCACAGTTGCTGATGGTGCAACGTTTGAATTGAGCACTGCCACAGTGGTGGGATTTACTGCAATAGCATTTGCCAACAATGAGTTCTATATTTCTGGTGTAGGCACTGCAATTGAACTGTTGCCAGTGAGAAATTTCATCACCCCCGAAACTTACGTAGTTGATGCTCGTGACAGCACCATTGCGTCAGAACCTGGTGAAGTAGATTATCTTACAATTGATCGTGCCAGCAAAGATTTGAATGCATGGACTCGTAGTAATCGCTGGTTTCACATTGATGTAATACAAGCTACTGCTAGATACAATAATACTGAAATTTCTTTAGACAATAATTTTCGAGCCAAAAGACCTATTATTAATTTTAGATCTGGCATTCGCTTGTACAACATGGGAACTGAAGGTAAGCAACCAGTTGACATTATTGACTTTTCAGAAACTGATGCATTGAGCAACATTGAAGGAAGTACTGGATACAGTGTTGATGGCTATACGTTTACTGATGGCTCACGAGTAATTTTTGCTGCTGACTCAGATCCTGAAGTACGAAACAAAGTATATATTGTACAGTTCATTACTCCAGACAGTGTGCCGCCACTGATTGCACAGCCCATTATACATTTAGTGGTAGCTGATGATGGTGTGGTATTGATTGATCAGTGTGTGGTAAGTCTTGAAGGAACCACACAAAAGGGTGTGTCATTTTGGTATAATGGTGTAGAATGGACTGAAGCACAACAAAAAACTGGAGTACAACAAGCACCACTGTTCAATGTTTATGACTTAGCCAGCATCAGTTTTGGCGATCGAGTCAAGTATCCATCCAGCACATTTACAGGCAGCAAATTGTTTAGTTATGCTGTAGGCGACACCGGCATACTGGACCCTATTTTACAATTTCCATTACAGTATTTGAACATCAACAACGTTGGCGACATTGTGTTTGAGAACAACTTGTACAAAGATACGTTTTTGTATGTAGAAGACAATGTGTCAATCACATCAGATATCAGTTCTGGTGTGGCCAGAGAATACATAGACCGTACCACATTTGGCAAACTCATCGGTTGGCAAACAGCCGCTGCAACCAGTCAGCAATACCAACAATTTAAATTTAACTACACTGGGCAAACATTAAAATTAGATGTTGCAGTTGGTACTACCTCAGTGCTTCCCGCAATCAAAATCTATGTAGGATCAAAATTTATTCAACCAAGCCAATACACTTATAGTGTAAGCACCAACAGTACAACAATCACGTTGTCTGACACTTACTTGCCAACTGATGTAATTGAAGTACTAATACTAAGTGATCAAATTAGCAAAATTGGATTTTTTCAAGTACCAATAAATTTACAAAATAATCCATTGAACACTAACAGCCCTAGTTTTACACTAGGTACAATTCGTACCCAATACGAAACTATTTGTGAAAATTTATCAACACTTTCTGGTCCAATCAACGGGGCAAATAACACTAGAGATTTGGGAAATCTGGTGCCATATGGACTAACCATACTACAGCAAAGCGCACCACTGACCTTGGCTGGGTACTTTTTACGCAGTGAAGCATACAATATATTTTCAAGTTTGCAATTTAACAGCAACGAATATTTGAAATTCAAAGGTCAACTGTTGAATACTGCAATTCAACAAGTTGTCCAGTATCAAACTACTGGTGAAATATTAGATACTGCATTGGCTGAAATTACTTTAGGTCGAGTAGAATCACAGCCGTTTTATTGGAGCGACATGATACCTGCTGGTGCAGTGTATCAGACCACAACATACACTATATCAAATACTACCAATGACACATTTGATATTGTTAATGTGTACAACTACACATCAGCCAATTATCAAGGTATGAATGTATATTTGAACGATGTGATACTCACCAGAGATCTTGATTACACAGTGGCCACAGATGGTCCTCGAATTGTTGTATTGGCAACATTGTCGTTGGGCGATACCCTGACAATAAATGAATATTCTTCTACCTATGGCAGTTTTGTCCCAAACACACCTACTAAATTAGGATTATATCCTGCATACCGTCCAGAGATTATTACACAAAAAACCAGTTCAGGTACACAAACAGTAAT